AGCAACTGTCGGTGTCGTAAACCTTTTGTTCTCTCCTATCTCCGCGTCCTTTCAGGCGGCAGAAAAGATCCCGGTAGCCGGTAAGGCTTTTGAGCTCTTTAATTACGGCTTCGAGAAGCTCGGTGAAGCCGCATCATGGGGCGCAGAAAAAGGTATCGATCAACTTCCACTCTCTCCGGAGACGAAGGAGACGATCAAACCAGCTATCCAAGAGGTTGCGTCACTCGCAACCCAGGTGGTAGTCGGAGGTAAGGTCGCGAAAAAAGTTACTCCGATTGTGAAAGCAAGGTCGGCTGAGCTCGCCGCTAAGCTTACTCAGGATCTTATTATCCAAAATAAGCTTCCTGATCGTGTCTACATCGAACCATCTAAGATCAAATCGATCTTCCAGACTGGAGAGAATATTTCAAAGGCGGAACTCGATCTCGTTACCTCCCTCGGTCTTGATGCGAAGGGTTACCGTGATGCCATCAGAAACGGTGTGACTATCGAGGTCCCAGCCACAACGATCGTGACCCTGGTAGACAAGCCTTATTGGGCCAAACTCAAGGAAACCTTCGGGGTAGCGGCGACAGAGAAGGTTGTTTCAGTCGATACAGGCAAGCCCCAGGTTGGCCCCAGGGGCTTCTTAGAGGCTCCTAAGGATGGAAGTTCTGTTCCAAGCTCTACCGTTGTTCCTGAGGGCGTACAGAAGCTCTCCAGGCCTACGATTTCGGCCGATACCACTCCAGCTCCAGCTAAGGTCCAGGTGGCCCTTAAATCCCCGGTTTCGCCAAAACTCCTAGAGACGATCAAAGCGTTCACTCCGGAAGAATCCCAAGCCTTCGGAAAGAAGATTATTCAGCGTATCAACGAAGAGGTCGGCTTAAAGATTTCAGATAAAGAGGCGACATCGATCCCGGACAATATCAAGGTCAACGAGCTCAAAAGCGGAGACGGCCGGCCGGCTCAATTTAATAACCAGGGGAAGATCGAAGTGTTCCTTCCAAACCTTGTCGAAGATCTCGCGCTTCTCTCAAAAGGAAACGAGATCCTCGCACATCCGGACACACCTCAGTATTCAAAAGTTTACAAACTCACCGATGGCGAAACTATCGAGCAACTTGCTGTTCGCTACGTTCGTGATGTTTTGATCCATGAAAAGTCCCACGAAAAGACGATGACGATTGCTGATATGACGCTCGCTCGCCAGCTACAGAGTGAGATCAATACAGCCCGAGCATCCGGTAATCAGAAAGCTCTTACCGAAGCTCAAACAAAAATGGATAAGCACATGCGATCCGTTGAAGAGAAGGCTCTCGAATACGAGAGAACTAATCGCGCGAACCTTGAAGCAGATCTATTTGGCACAAAAGGTCCTTCAACTGAAACTCAGAGAGTGATTGATCGAACTGTTAAGGGCGGACCTGAAAAGAAAATCACCACAACTGAGAAGAAGATCGTGCGAGAGAAAGTCGAAGCTCGAGCTCGAGGTGCAAGAGAGGGCTTCCAAGCCGGTAAGGAAATCGCAAAAGCGGAGACGGCCGCCGTCAAATCGAAGTATGAGCAGACAATCGAAGCTATCAAGGATCGTCAGTCGTCGGTGCTCAGGAAGAGAAACTCTCTCATTGAATACGCCCAGGCGTTTCTTCCGGCCGCGTCTCGAGGGAAGTTCCTCAAGGCGATCCGTAACACGATCTCAGACAAGGAATTTTTGGACACCCTTCAGCGTATGCAGAAGGAGGCTGATGTCGTTACCCGAAAAGGTCTCATCTCAGAGATCTCGGCCGAGCTAAAATCAACGAAGATAAAATCTAAGAATGGTTTTCCTAACGTTAAGTTCGAGCGCGAGGCTCAGAAGAAACTTAATTCGATCCGGGCAAACCTAAATAATGACTACGCACTCGCTCAGCAGAAGATCGCGGATCTTGTTTCTGATTGGCAAACCTCTCATCCGGATGAGATTCTTCCAGCAGAAATTGTTTCGGAGATCCAGCTCCTAAAAATGGTGGGGGTTAAAGAGATGACCGCAAAGGAGCTCCGCTCTGCTCTTGCTGATATTCAATCGATCAAAGAAAATGGCCGCACACTCAAGGAGATCGAGAGGTTTAATCGTGAGACCGAGATTGAAATGAAGCGCGATACCGTATTCGATGTGATCACCGGAGGAAAGAAGCTTCCTTCAGAGTTCCAATCTATTCGCCAGCCGGAGAGACAAAGCTTCCTGAAGTCAGCAAAAGAATTCCTCACTACACAACAGTGGGGACTTGAAGAGCTCATGGATGCTCTCTCGTTCTACGACACAAAATCGAAGCCTTATCAGAGCTTCCTCTCTCGATATGTGGGAGAGAAAACAAATAAAGCCTTCAATGATCAGAACGCTGGTGAGGTGAAGTTCATCGATGACGTGAACACTCGCGTCAAGGAAATTTATAAGATCGAGAAGAATAGCGAACTGCTCCATCTTCTCAATGAAATGCAGAAGCCGGTAGAGCTAGGCAAAGTAACTCATGCAGATGGAGTTGATCGCAATCTCACCATCACTCGCGGTCAGATGATTCAGATGGAGATGTGGCTCAAAGACGATACCCTTGCTGAAACATTCAAGGATACTCTGAATTGGGATGATAATGTGATCGCCGAAGCAAGGAAGGTCCTTACTCCGGAGGATGCAAAAGTCGTTGATTCTCTTCTCGAATTTTACCGAGAATATTATGAAACCATTAACCCTGTATTCGTTAAGGAGTACGGCATCGACCTACCGTTCAATGAGAATTATTCTCCTGTTACTCGCGATGTTGATGTTCTTCTTCCCGAGAATGTGCTCCTAGCGCAAGAGATGAGACAGTACGCGACAGCTAAAAATAACAGCTTGAAGTCGCGCGTTCGAAACAAGATCGAGCTCAAGCCGATCGATGCCTTCGCTAACGTTACCCGGCACATCGCAAAGATGGAGCACTACAAAGCGTGGTCCGAATCGATGTTTGAATTCCGTAAGATCTTCGGAAACAAAGAGGTCCGCAGAGGCATCATAGACTTCCACGGAGATACAGCGATGAAGGTGGTAGACAACTTCTTGAATGACTTTGCCCGGGACGGCGTTGCCAGGGAGAAGATTATTAAGGAGGTAGACGTGATCAGGGGGAACGCAACCAAAGCTCTTCTCGGCCTTAACGTTCGCGTCGGAGCAAAACAACTTGTCGGTGTATTGAACTACGGCATCGAGCTCCCGGTAAAAGATCTCGTCACCGGTGTCTCGGGCTTTTGGACGGATCCGGTAAACAAAGCTCGCTTCCTCTACAAAAATTCAGGTGTGCTCAGGGAACGTTTCGGTGAAGGTTTCGAAAGAGACATCAAGTTTGCAATCTCAAAGGGTCATGATAAAACGCTCGCTAAGACTAAAAACTTCTCTGAGCTCATGTTCATTGTGATCAGAAATGCCGACAAGCTTACGGTCTACCAGGGAGCCTGGGCTTCGTATCGATCGAAGTACATGGAGGCAAGGAAAAAAGGAGCGACAGATGCAGAGGCTCGAGCTCAGGGTATTCAGTATGCGGAGGAAGTCACGAACCGCGTTCAGGAATCTTCACGAATCGACACTCTCTCCCCGATCCAGCGCGGCGGATCTCTCGCAAAACTCTTTACCATGTTCCAGTCTCAGCCTTCTAAGTATCTCCGCATCATTCAAAATGGTATGCGAAACATTAAAGCCGGTCGAGGATCTAAGGCGAATAACATTAAGCGTATCGCCTGGGCCTGGTTCGTTGTACCAGCAATCTACAACATCATCGCCGAGCAGTTCGTTGACGAGAAATATCGATCGTCACCTGGTCAGTTGGCAGTGAAAACAGTTCTCGGTCCGCTTTCTTATCCTCTGATTACTGGACAGATGGTTCAGTCGATCTATGGATGGACGGCTGGCGAGCGGTTCAATTATGTTCCTTCGGCCGCGTTCGCCTTCATGGATGACATTAAGAAGGCTGTTGAGAATCTCACAACTGGAGATATCACTGAAGCCGTAACTTACATGCTCGATACTGCCGGCAAACTTACCGGAGTACCGGCTACTCTCTTCACCAGACCTTTCCGAAGGTCCTTGAAGGAGGAAGGCAAAGGACCAAAAGGGTCGCCAGTACAATTTTAGAAATCAATAAATAAATAATTAACATGGATGAAGAAAAATACATTGGAATAGTCGAGGATCCTCGAAGCCAGGAGGAGAAGGAGCAAGATTGGCAGATCCAGGAGCTCATCGCTTCAGTAGGTCCGGTCGTGTGGCGCGAAAAGCAGAAGCCGGCCAGTGAACAATTTACTTTCAAAGACACTACTTGGAGAAAGTTCCCTACTCGCGATCAGGATGGATCCGGCACTTGTGTCGCTCAGACGGCCGCAAAGATGCTCGGCATCGATAACTTCCTTGAAGAAGGAAAATTCGTTGAATTGTCAGCCGTCTCTATCTACCACTACCGTATCAATAAAACCTGGGGCAACGGTGAAGGAATGGTTGGATCCGATGCTTTGGAGCTCATGAAGGACAAGGGGGCTACTCTCGAGGTCCTCGCTCCTTCTCAGCGCATGAGTGAAGCTCAGGTTAATTCATACTCCCCTCTAGTCTCAGACGTTCAGACGGCCCTTGTATTTCGTGCCGGCGGATATCTCCAGCTTCCTACAAAAGATATCGATTACCTTGCTCAGCGAATCTCAACAGGCAAAGGAATCATGCTCTGGTTCGAAGCAACGATGGAAGAATGGAATCAGGATGTACCGTTTCTCACAAATAGACTTCCACGCACTGTGCGGCACTCAGTCACCGGTGTTGATTTCATCTTACACAAAGGGAAGAAAGCAATCGTGATCGATGATTCATGGGGCAAGTTCTTTGGTCTCGATGGTCAGAGAATCATCACTGAAGAATTCTTGAAGGAGCGTTGCTTCTTCGCGGCCGAGAGTGCGGCACTTCGAAACGACTGGAGAGATCATCTCGATGTAACCCCTCCTCCTGTACAGAAACCTAAGCATACCTTCCTCAAGAATCTCGAGTTCTCTCCGGTGTTCAAGGTTGAAGAAGATGTTAAAAAACTTCAGGAGATCCTCCGATACGAAGGATTCTTCCCTACTCACCTTGACGGCCAAGAGCTCGGCTTCACCGGCTACTACGGAGCCGTGACCGCAAAGGCGGTACTCGCCTTCCAGGAAAAGCACAAGGTCGCTTCTCCGATGGAGCTTGCGAGCTTGGCCGGAAAGAAGGTCGGGCCAAAAACCCGAGAGGTGCTGAACGATCTTTACAGTTAAAAGTGTCACCGCTATTGGCGGTGAGAGAGGTTGAAGGGGAGACACACAAATTTATCCCGACTTGATCGGGTCACATGATACCTAGCTCCCGACTTCTATCTCTCTCACTGCTCGGAGTGAGCAGTATGTTCTTTCATAAAGGAGGGGTAATGAAGGCGCGAGCGATCGTGACTGTACCCCTCGGATTCATCTCCCTGGGGTTACTCATTGTGGGAGGGCTTCTGTTCCTCCTCGTCATTTATCTCAATAGCGAGGTGTGGAATGAACAGATGCCCTAGATGCAAGGAGCGGTACAGTTACAACGGCCGACGATTCAAGACCAAACACCACATCCTCCCTCAGAAGTTGTGGAGGAATCGAGTGATGCCGGAGCATCTGAAACAGATGCTTGATGGCAACACGTTCGATATTTGCCGAGTTTGTCACGATGAGCTTAATACCGTGATCGACCAGGCCGAGCGTGAGATCTTGTACGTCGAGCACCAGCGAATGTATGCAGAGATCCTGACCAACTTTCTCAAAGGAGGATGCGATGAGGCTCATCAAGTGGATCCTGGATCTCGTAATGGCCGTGTTCAGGCCATCGCACCAGGAAACGGAACAGCTCGAACTTCCTTTCGTGGTTGACAACGACCCGGGCGACGAGAACGACCAGCTTTTCATTTGAAAGGAGGTGATCCATCTAGGAGGGCTCAACTGTTGAGCCTTCCTTTTTTATCTGTGGACACAAAACTGCCATAGATGAGCTATAATAAAAGGGTCGGATATTATCAATAATTAAGAAAAATATGCTTACAGATTTTTCGACGATAGCCATCTTAGGTGTCGCCGCATCACTTGTCATCGAGCTTATTACCAGGATCTTCGGGACTGATACGCTTGCGTCTCGCCTCGTTACCCTGGTAGTGGCTGTGGTGATTGCAACTGGATACGTGCTGTTGAGTACCGCCCTATGGTGGCCTACCTTCATCACGATTCTCGGCGTGGCTTCGGCTGTGTACGCGTTCTTCCTCAAGGGAAAGAGCTCGGCCGGAGAGATCACAAATTTCCGCGTCTAGTTTTCTAAGCTTAGAAAAAGAAACAATCCCTCTTATCGAGGGATTTTTTCTTCTACCATTTGTTCGATTTCTCCGTTCTGAATTTTAGCGGTGAATACTGCGTCTCCAATTTTTTTGACCCCGATACTGATCTCCATTCTCCGGGAGAACATTCCACGGAAAGGATCCGCGTCCTGGTGAATATGTGTATTTAAATAAGGGATCGGTTTCTTGTCCGATTTATAAAGCTCCACAATAAACGGATCCACGTTCTTTGCTAGGATCGCGTTGAAGTAATCGTCCATGAGCTTATTCTGCTCGATGTGGGCCTTCCTGGCGGTCTCCTGGGCCACAACTTGCATCTTTTCAAACTCTTCCCTCCCGATTTGGATTATCTTAACCCCTGGACGCTCCAAAACGACCCCAGGAGCGATGCTCTTGGTCTCCTCGACCTTTGGCTCATCTTTGCCTTTAAAGGCCTCCCACGCTCGTTTTAAACGTTGAATCAGGTGTTTCATAAAGAGGTTTCTTACAATCATTAGGATCTGCTGTAGGCAGATACGCCCCACACACAACGCACACGTCCGGATTCATTGGGTTCGATACGTGCGGCATCCCGGAAACCGGATCCGCGCCCTGGCTGTAAATCCTTCGGCCGTACTCCGCGATACACGCCGCGTCAGTGAGGCCGTCATGCGCGACCCGGGCGCGATCCGATTTCCGGAAGTCCGCCGTCGGGAAGAGACGCTTCGCGATCACTTCGCTTTTATCTTTCGTATCGAGAGACCCTTTCACTCCGGTAAACAATTTTGTCTGCCACTGTTTTGCTCCGATCACCTGGTACGGAAAGTTCATCCCGGCCAGGAGGCCCAGCAAGATCCCGAAGCCCTTGCCAGTCTGCAACGTGGAGGTTAAACCCTGGCCCGGCATCGCGATCTGATTTTCAAGTACCGTGAAGCCCGGCCTCTCAGTTTCCAAGATCCTTTTGATCTCCTGAATATCATAATCCTTTCCGCCGATTACCGGCATCGGGTAGAGTTTTAAAACTCCACTGTTGATGAAGGCTAGGCCACCATTCAAACCTGGATCTATGCCGCAAATGTTCATGTTAGTCGCTCAGAGTTATCGTAATTTTAGGACGCTCTCTTTCGACGATTTCGGCCGCATTTTTAGTTCTGTCGTACCACTCCTTATTCAGCTCGACCAATCGATCTTCTGTCATTTCATCCTCCCCAAGAAAAAGAACTTGATAATCTCCAAACCTTTCTTTCCACTGAGCCTTTCGCTCTTCTCGACGATCATGAAGATCACCTTTTGCGTACCCATAGTGAGAGCAAAAATGACTAGCAAGAAACTCACCGTCATCAGCAATCAGAGCGTAAGCTCCTTCTCCCCGGTCTTTTGGACCTATGATGTAAAGTTTTTTCATAGTTTTAAGATCCGATTTCTCGGAAGTGTTTATCTTTTTCTAATACCTTCGGATTCACCTTGAAAGCGTTTTCGCTGATACCGGCCAGGTGAAGTCCTTGAAGAGATCTCACTCGGCTGATGGCGACGTAGCCGTGACCGTACTCAAACGCTTTCGAGAGATCTATTGATGCCGCATCGAGTGACATCCCCTGGCTCTTGTGAACCGTGATCGCCCAGGCAAGTCGAAGAGGAAGCTGAGAGATCTGAGCTTTCACATTTCTCTTTTCATCGTATGCCTTCCAAATATTAATTTCAGGGTATACGAGTGTACCGTCGAGCAACTTGATCACTGGAACACCATTTGAGAATCGATCGACAATACCTACTGTACCGTTCACGTATCCCTTATCCGGCCGGTTCGAGGTAAACATCACAACAGCCCCTTCTTTAAGCGCGAGGATCTCCGGAGAAAGACAGTTTCGTTTGAGCGTTTCGATTGCTCGAGGCTCTCCGCTACTTTCCATTGAGATACGATGCTCTTTTCCCGGAAGCTCTTTAAGCTTCTCACTGTTCATTCGATCGACATCGACATTGTGAGTGAAAAGATTTGTCGGAGCTCCGTCGTTCGACATCCTGGAAGCCAGGACCGTTCGATGTTCGTGCTTCATATCTCCGAAGCGCATGGCCCGGAGGATCTCGGTAAAGATCGGATCCGCCTGACGGTGTTGCTCGGTGAGATAGCATACGCTGAGATCCGCGCCGTTCCATGATTCAGATTCGAACGCGAATTTCGCCACGCCATCTCTCGAGACCGGAGGAAGCTGGAAGAAGTCTCCGACAAAAACCACCTGGATGCCGCCGAAAGGTTTATCTTTCTGATGCACTTCCCGGAGAACTTTGTCGAGGTCGTTGATGAAGGTTGCGTCGAGCATCGAGACTTCATCTAAGATCAAAGTCTGAGCTGTGATGATTCGATTGTAATGGTAGCGGTTATACCGGATACCTTTAACATCAGCCTCCTCAAGATTTTTCAAGATCCCCATACCTGACCATGAATGAATCGTGGACCCATCGATATGAGACGCGGCGATGCCGGTCGAAGCGGTTACTGCATACCTAATACCTTTCTCGTCCAGCCATTCAGTGAACTTGTTTATGGTGTAGGTTTTCCCAGCTCCAGGCTCACCGGTGAGAAAAACATTTTTACCACTTTTAAGAATTTCTAGGGCTTGATCCTGTTTCATTTTTCTTTAGATGTTCAGTTACACACTTCTCGCATCGAGAGGATCCTATCTTTCGAGGACGAATCCGGCACTCTTTACAAACTGGTTGAGCCTTAGGAGCTTCTTTCACTGATACAATACCGGCTCTATTGCGAGGACGGCGAGCCCCTGAATCCTTTTTAGGATTAGGTCGTACTCCAGGACGGAATGTTCGCACTTCGTTGTTTGGTTCTGATGACATAAATTTTACTGATAGATGTTTTGACCATGTGAGTGCTGACACTCATGCTGGAAAACGTAAGCCATTAATCCTTCTACCCACTCTTCTTTAGTTACCAGTTCTCCCTTGTCGTCCGGGATCTGATACGAAACCTTCACACGTCGATTCCTCTTCACACGTTTGTCCGGCCGGAAGGGGAATGATATACATCCCTCGAGCACAAAGTCTTTCTCCGGAGATCTCTCTAAGATCTTTGGGTTTACCACGACCACGATCTCGTTTGGTTTTGCTTTCACTACAGCTCTCTTGATCACGAAGAAGTTGAACGGCTCCGGATCTACTTGAGAATGGTGAAGAGCGATAGAGGTTTTATCAATCACTCCGGCCGGGTGCATCTTGCCTCCTTCCAGGAACACCTGGAGATCCCGGGCGAGAAACTTTATTTGCTCGAAGCTCTCTACCGGCTTCGAAGATTTTTGTGGTCTGATAATTTGCATTACTTTGGCTGGCTAAATGTTCCTGTTAATCGATCGATGCGAAGCTTCTGTACCTCTGTCACGGCCGGGGCCTTCTTGGTCCAGTTCTTCTGTTCTACTTCGAAACCGTCCACGTGGCCTGAGAGATGGGCTCTCCAGGTCTGATGTCCTTCAAGTTTGAAGAGAGTGAGGTAATATGCGAGATCTTTAGTTTCCGGTTTCATTGGCTGTTTCTAAGTACACGTTAAGCTGTTCATAATTGCGTACCGGCATCCCATCGGGGTAGTACAGCACTCCATCGATCTCGCGCACGTCTCCGAGAACATCGGGCGCATAGTCCGGATGCTCTGCCTCAGTCTCTTTAGAAGCTACGAGGAAGAGAATAATGATCATCCCGGCGGCCAATGTTATCAATGCTAGTGTTTGCGACCGGTTCATTTTAGTAATCGAGTATAGCGTCCACGGTTGATAAGTCCTGAGAGATCGGAGCGAGCTCGTCTCCCTTCTTGAATCGAGGGCCGTCCACGATGACCGGATCTCCGGCTCTCCTTGAGAGAGGGCAGAAACGGCACTCTGAGCACGTAAAGCACTTCTGCTCGATACCGGCCTTCTCCTTCGCTGATGTGTAGGTTTGGCTCTTTGTAGCCACCATCCATAGGTGCATCCACTGAAGGATGTCCGGCCACAATTCGTCGAGCGCGCCCTGAGTGTACTGGAAGAGCTCGGCTTTTTTGAATTCGCTTGAGAGCTTGTCGGCCACTAGGATCTGACACTTGATCTTCTCGAGTGGAATGAGAAGGGTATTGTGAACGAGATCCTGGTAGAAACGGAGCTGTCCGCGATAGTGATTGTTGAACGGTTCAAGCTTTGCCACATCGTAGCAAGTCTTAATGTCAGTGATCACGGCCCACAGATCGTTTGGATTTAGTTCCCGGATCTTCGCTTGCATGTCCTCGGTTGAGATCTGCTCTGCTTTCCAAATAGCATAGATCTTAGTGAGTGCTGGCGATAACTTGAGATGATCAAGTTTTCCCTTCCGTGGTATACCATCAACAACACAAGTAAAGATCTGTTGAGAGGTGACGGAGTTGAACTCCATGTTTGAGTAGTAGGGGTGCGTCTTGAGTGCGAGTGCAGTTTGTTCAGCGTTATCCCATATCGACGGAGTAACTTGCTGTTTGTCTGCAAGATGCTTAATAGTGTCAAGGGCTTCTTGGATTCCAGCAATCTTCTCTCTTCGGGACGCGATACCCTTCTCCGTAGTTTTGTTTGGCTTGACCGCGATCTCGGCTTCCTTCTTTTCGATCTCGGACTGGAGCTCTTTGATTTGGTTTTCATATTTGAGAGCATCTTCAGGATTAATTTTTCTTTCAACCTGAATAAAATTCTCTTGGATGAATTCCGGCTTCTCGGTCACAAAAGCATCCACCAGTTTGCCGTAGATAAAGTAATCTTTCTCCGGCTCTTCATAGACCTTCGTAACAAAGATGTCCCGGTACAGCGTTTCGCACTTAGAGAATACCTTGAGGCCTGAGAAGCTGATGTAAGAAACGTCCTTGTAATAGTCGTTCTTATCTATCAACTGGACCTCGCAATTTGCTTCAGGCATGGCGATTAAAGAGGCCTTACGGCGTTAGCTGGAGCAGTTGGAGCTCCCGGCACATTACCGGCGGCTGTAGCGCGATTCCTTTCTGCGGCCGCGCGCATCTTGCCTTCGATCTCAGTGATCTGCTCAAGCACATTCTTCTGCGCTTCGGCGGCGAGCATTTTTGAAACCTCCACAGGGTTGTCCTGGCTCTCGATCTGAGCCTCCAGGGTTGATTCGATTTTGATCCATGATTCCGGGAGATTGTAAGTCCTGGTGTTGATGGATCGCGAGTACGTTCGCGTTATTTTAGTGATGAACATGGTGTTGTTTTAATTTTGTATTTTCACACCATCCTCAGATGAGCTCAGGCCCGGGGGCGAAACGAAGAATATTGTGCTCGAGTTGATGTTCGAGAGATCTTGCGATCTCCGTACTAAGCGCGCCGATTACTCACTTGCGTCTCACCATCCTCCGCCATTCAAGGTTTTGTTTCCTTTCGCCTCGGTGACTTTGGATGATTTGGAAACCCCACGCCTTAGCCCACCTTTGAGATGGGCGTTGGGTAATAGAACTAGAAACCGTTACCGGTGTCTCCTGTTGGAGCGGCCGGAGCCGTTGCCTGAGGAGCTACTGGTGCTGTTGCCTGACCTTGAGCTGGAGTGGCCGGAGCCGCTTCTGCCATAGGAGCGCGTGAATCCTTATCGAACTCCACACGGAAGTTTTGATAAGCACGGCCCTTAGGGGTCTTAGGTTGAGAGATGCCGAGGTATGAAACCCGAACCTCAGAGCCAAGAGGAATTTCAGCGAACTTGCCATCGAGGAGGCTTGATCCCCACATCGATACCAATCGGCCGTCTTTGAGTTTGATCTCATAAACGTTCGATTCATTCTGACCTACTTTTTCCTTCTTGGTGACGTACCAACCGTTTACCACTTCTCCGAGGTACACGGTCTTTTCATCTGCTTTCTTTGGCTCAGGTGTCCACCTAAGCATCTCACCCATCTGTTCTACTGCTTCTTGAAATGCCATAAATTTAATTGTGAATTTTTAATTGTTTTTTAATCGTGAATCTTTGACCTTATTCTACCTAAATAGGCTAAGGGTTAGGCTACTGCGCCTTCTTCGTCAGAAGCCGGCTCATCGCCTTCTTCATCCTCCTCGTCCTCATCAGACGCTTCATCGGCTACAGGAGCTTCTGCTTCATCTGTCGAAGGTAGGAGTTCTTCGCGTTCCTCAGGAGCTTCAGCCGGAGCTGTATCACCTGAAGGAATCACGTTTTCCTTTTGATTGTCATCCATAATATTTGAATGATTAATTGATAATTGAAACCCTCAGCCCTTGTGGGCTGAGATCTGAATCGGAGGCCCCGGTACAAATCTCAGCCGACAAAGTTATCGCATCGGTTTCTCTATTTTGATCGACCGTTTCTTGTGACTATCCTTTGAGATATAACCAAGATCCTGAAGATCATCGATGATCCTGTAAGTGTGCCGTACCGTGAGCTTGATGCCGGAAGCGATCTCTGCGATCTCCGGAGCCACGATGTTCTTCTTAACGTACTTTTGAATATAGCGGTACGCCTTGACGTGTGACGGCTGTAAGTTTATTTCTGCCTTTTTTTCCATGCTCTTAATCATACGCTAGGTGTCATTTCTATGTCAATAGATTTTTATCAACCTCAACTGGGGATAAGTTTTTCTTCGCATCCCTCTTTGCCTTCTCCCTTTTTCTCCGGCAATCCTTGTCATCACAAGTTTTCCACTGAGGCATGAGAAGCGGACGGTTACAATGGGGACATCTGTTCATGGCTATTGCTCCTCTTCGAGCTCGAGATAAACCTCCTTGATAAACTCCGGTTCGATCGGGGGCATCGGGTATCGATTCCGACCAACTTCGAGATCGTGCGTCATCGCCGGCTGAAGATGTGAAGCCGTCTCCGCCGAGTGCTCGATCACTAGGCCATCCTTAACATTTTTCTTCGGCATGAATCCAATCACGATCTCTTCGCCTTCAATGATGTGTTGTACTGGTATTTTCATTTTATTAATTTATTTCCAACTTAGTAATCGAGCAATCTGAATCCTTAATTGAAGAATTCTGATCTGAAGCTGAAGAGCAATAATACTCTGCTCCTCCAGTAATTCAGCCGCCCAGGTATTTGATAGCTTTTTACCGTAACAAGTCTTGGGAGAAAATGTACGATGGGGAAGAATCTTATTAGCCGGTATCTGATAAAGAGATGTTTTTTCTATCAAGAGTTTCTTGAGAGATTCAATTTGAGCCACAGTTGGAAGTGTCGCATCAAAATTCCCAGCCAAACAAATACCCAGAGAAGAGTTGTTCTCCCCGATAGTGTGTGCTCCGGTCTCATGATCCAACCTACCTTGTTGAACCCTACCGTTCTTCTCGATAAAGTAATGGTAGCCAATTTTCCCCCATCCCAAAGACTTGTGGTACTTATCGACCGTCTCAAAAGTGTGATGAGAAGTATCAGCCAGTGGATCCTGATTCGATCCTCCGGTATGGTGAACTATAATTTTTGTAGGTGTATTCATTTTAGTTTTTCATTATTTTTAAGAACCTTGATAACTTCCAGCTCGGATAAATGTACTGATCGTATAGAAAGTACAGTGTACCGTGCGTCTTGCCTTCCGCCGTCCTCATCAACCGGCCCCGGATCTGATGGAGCAAGAGCTCATTCGTGTAGATTGGAGAAATCAACACGATGTTGTCGAGGTCCGAGATCGATACTCCGGTCGAGACGCATCCGACCGTTGCGAAGATCACCCGGAGATCCTGATCCTTCATCTGCCTGTAGCTCTCCAGGGCCTCTTTTGAATCGCGACCGGTGATTACCCCCGATTCGATCCCGAACTCTTCTTTAAGCTTCTCTTGGAGCTCGTAGCACGGCTGGACGAACTTACTGAGGACGATCGTTTTGCCACCTTCAGCTTGGAGCCTTGAGACAAGTCTAAGGGTTTGAAGAATTCGGGGGGTATCGAGAGATATCGTTTTCTCCTGGAGGGCTCTTGCTTTGGTCGGCCCCAGCTCTTCACAAGCCGCATCCCAATCGAAGAGGGTATCCGTTTCGACAATTTTAATCTCGACCGGGACGACCCTACCTTTTTCAAGAAGCTCCTCTTTTCCGATGCGGTAGATAACCGGACCGAATGTGGAGAAGATGAGAAACTCTTTTTGATCTCTTCGTTTGAGAGTTCCAGTAACGCCAAAGCGGTACTTAGTGTTGATCGAGTTGAGAAGAGATAAAATTGTATTCGCAGGTGCAAGGTGGCACTCGTCGAGGAACGCAGTACCGAACTTTTCTCTAACTTCTTCAAGATTGTTTGCAAGCGTCTTATCAATCGCAACCGTGATGTCTCCAAAAGTTTTAGATCCGTTTCCAACGATACCCGGCTTGATTTTGTTTCCTTTTTCATCGCGAATATATTTATCGATATCTTTTAATATTTGTTCCATCAAAACCTTTCGATGCACTACGATCACGGCCTTCTGACCAATCTCCACGATCGATTTCAGGATGATCAGCGACTTGCCGGCGGAGGTGATGGCGTGGATCACTCCTTGCCGCTTCCCTTTGATCGCGGCAACCGCTCCTTCCTGATACTCATCGAGATCGAAATCCTTGTTGATGTACTGGAGACTGATCGGATGATCGGGATGCTCGAAGTTGTATTCGTGATGACCGATATACGGTTTCACTTTGAGAGCTTCGCCGCGCAAGATTTGAAGCGACCGGTCTCTCATCGAATACGTTTTGATCGTCTCCGGAGTACCCCATACAGAGATCCCGAGGTTCATGCGCTGGTAGTAGTCCGGGTTGTCGTAAGTCAAAAGGTCGAGGATCTTCTCATCCACTTTTTCCTTATCGAGATCTATGTAAATTTTGTCTGAGATTTTCATTAGAAAGGTATTGCGTCATCACAAACAGGGGTCCGGTGCGCGTCTCGATGCTTCATGTTCTCATCGTGAGTACACCATTCGAGATTGTCGACGTGGTTATTCATCCGGTTCTTATCTTTATGATTCACGAAGTCTTTGCCTTCAGGTCGTTCCAGGAAATGTTTGGCAACGATCCGATGCACATAAAACTTCTGATGGAAGCCCGGCTTCCTGAGCCATACAACCTGGTAGCAGTTAGTGTGGACGTGAAGCTTCATCATCTTCTCGGCCCAGCACTTCTTTGTTTCTTCATGGCATCTTGCGACACTTTGAATCCGGCCAAAGTTACTGACCATGTACCGTCCTTCGTATTCTTTTATTTCTTTTCATTCTTCTTTCATAAAAGTACGCCTACTCCCGGAGGTCCAAAGTCCTCTTCTTCATCGTCATCAGGATCCTCATCCTCGCACTCTTCGTAGAGCAACATGCAAGGATCGCAAATGAGCACGATGTCGACCGGATCATTCTCAAAGATGACGATCGTTTTCTGAGCTGGGAACTCGCGACCACAATCCGGGCAAGAAATAATCTCACCCTTTTTGATAACCAACTTGATCTTTACAAATTCTTCGCCCATAAGGGTTGCCGGGAATCGAACCCGGCAATAACCATTCACCCTTAGACAGTCTCAGGCTGGGCCGGAGCGTCTACTTGTACCGGCTTGTTGTCCGGAGTGATTGAAGCCTCCTCGACTTCAGGATCAGCAACCGGCTCAGGCTTCTCGAGTTCCTCGAGATCCGCCTTCAAGCGCGCGATCTTCTGTTCCTTTGTCTCAACAACAGGCTCAGGATCATCGAACGGCTCGTTCACCTCAGCTCCAAGACCATTCTTCTCGAGTGTGTCCTGGGCGATGATGATATCGTCACCAACGATCTTCGCCTTCTGAGTTTGAAGGTCCATGAAATACTGAAAAGCTCCCGCAACCAGCTTCGTATGGAAGCGCGTGACACCTTTAGATTTCACATAGCCGTAGATGAACTTTGAGAGCTCGCGGCCAAAAGCTACGATCTCTTTCTTGTCCTCCGCGTTGATGGACCATGTTCCCTCAGGCAACTTTGGATTCTGTGACATAAACAATTTAATTTCTTAACTCACCTAGTAATTATTTTTTCTTTTCAGTGAACACGACAGACGAGCTGATCGCGCGCGTAACTTCCTTTTGAGAAGAGAAACGAACGTTCTTCAACCAGATTGTGCGGTTACTGAGCGCAAGACCCAAGCTCCAACCGTGCTTGTTCTCATGCGAGAGCCAGCAAAGCTTCGAGCGCGTAGGAACCTTGATCATTCCGTATCCACGATCTCTTTTCTTTGATGCCTTCTTCTTCGATGATTTTTTAGCCATCTAAGTTTCTATTAGCTGATAATGTTCGGAGCTTGAGTGCTCCGTTTCCTGGTCCTGGCTCCCGGAACATCCGGGGCTTGCCAGCCTGGATCCCTGAAGTATCAGGACCAGGAAACGGAGCACTCAAACTTTTAGAATCCGTCCGCCGGATGATCCGGTGTCGGGATCAAGGGCTCTTCGATCTCGAAACCAGCCCCAGCTTCCACGAATCGGTCCTCCGACATATCTTTTGGAGAGACCTCTACTTGACCCTCCAAGATATTTGTTTGGCCGGGAGGCCACATCTTCTTGATCTCCGGATCTACCTTTGCCCGAAGCAGAGCTGGAGAGAAGTACACGATCTGAGCTCGACCCACTCTCTTCGTGTTGAACTTCCAGCCGTTCTTGTGAAGCGAGAGCTTCTTCAAGATCACTGAGAATTTGTACCGGCTCTCGATCGGCGCGGTGTAATCCTTCTGCTGGCGATAGAGTTTATAGAATCCGTAGAGATCTCCAAGACTGAAGGCGAACTCATTGAGATCTTTTGGATCCTTCATGTGTTCAGGCTTAAAGTCCTGGCCGGGACCGATCTTGTGGAGCTCTTCAGGCTTCAGGAAGTAGGCCGTCGGCATCAGCGTGTTATTTAGAAACTCGATGATGATTGCCGCGTTGTAAATGAACACCCTGTCTTGTACCGGTACTCCTTTCAATCTTTCGCTTGTTTTGTTTGGATCGTATCTCATAAATTTTTTCTTATAAACCTTAGTGTTAAGCATCTCGGGTCGACCTGGAGCAGTCCTTCTTGGCCGGGGATCTCGAGAAGGATCCATCGGGCCAGGTAGCTGTGAACTTTTCCGTGTTGCACCGGAGAAGCCTTCCAGCTTTCGGGGTCATCGGGAGGCTTGTACTCCACTAAGGATCCGATAGGGAAGAACTCAGGGAGAGATCGATCCATCTTCAGAAGCCGGCCAATCACTGAAGATCGCATCTCATTGATCTCTGAAGCCCGGCGCGCGTAGGTTGCGGCCGTCAAAGTTTTCTTAAACTTTGGATCTAATAGCTTCACGGTATTTTCTTGGATGGCCCTGATCAGTGCTTCCAATTTTATTTGGTCAAATTTACTCATATCGGTTTTGGATAAACGATTGGATCTCCACCGAGACTTCTGATCTTTCGAACACCTTTAATCATCACAGCAGATCCTTCTTTAAAGCGTTCGACCTTCCAGCCAGGGAGTACGGTGTGAGAAAGCTCTCGAGTAAAGTTTGCGACAGCCTTTGGTTTGTATCCTGATTCCAAGCAGTGAGCTCTATATTGAGAATAAAACTCAGTGAACGGTACAGCGTATTTATGTGATTCACTTTCAGCCACCGCTTCATAAGTTGTGGTGAGGAACTCGAGAAGGGGAGAGTTTTCGATCTTAAATGAATAGAGAGCTTCGATGTTTTTGTCCGTCTCACTGAAGCGTCCGGCCGCGCGCAAACTCTTGAGACCTTCGACGGCCCAATTCAAAATGCCGGGAAGCTCAGTAACGAGCTTTGATTCAAGATCGAGATCCGGATTTGCGATGAAGGTTCTTTCAAACGGCACAATAATGAAGCGGCGATAGAGACCGGGAGTAGTGTCATTGATCTTTGGGAGCTCGTTCACTGAGAAGATGATCTTCGCGATCGGGGTAAATTCGATCGGCTCCGGGCGGAACTTCACATCGGCCGCCATCTTCTCTCCGGAGATCAGATTCTTGATCACGTTCGATTCGAAGTAGTTGCCGGAGATCTCGTCGATCAGGTTTAGTTTTTTTCCAATGAGCCCGGTAAGCCCGAACTGTTTTGTGATGGTTGAGAGGTTGAGAGAGGAGACATATTCTCGGCCGATAAGTCGGGAGATGATTCTTGTGAAGAGGGATTTTCCGTTGGCTCCGGATCCGAAGAAGATAAAGGCTTTCGCATATCGCGTATCATTTGTGAGAGTATATCCAGCGATTTGTTGGAGTAGGCGGCCTTGATCAGCATCTCCGTCTGTGATGTCGTTAATGAATTTAAACCATTGAGGCGCGCGAGCTTGGCGATCGTATTCAACAGGTACTTGCGAGGTCGAAAGATAATCTGGTGTGTGTGCTTTGAGTTCATAAGTTTCTATATTTAGTAAACCGTTCTTAAAGTTAATAATGTTCGGATCCGGGTTCTCATCTTCGTGATGAAAGGACCGGCCAGGCAAAGACTTGAAACACGCAATCTTGTCATTTACCGCCGAGAGCTTTCTGTAATTAAAAAGACCGTCGGTAAACATCTCCTTCAAGAAGAGAGATTGGACCTCGTTGATTTGAAGAGGCTTATATACACCGTCCACGTAATCATAGAAGTCACCTCGATTCTTGTACTTCAAATTGGGATACCGATCCGCAAAAATATATTCATAGGTTGCGTACTTCTCCTTCTGAGCAAAGTTCGAGAGCTCGCGCTGTTCCTTTGTCGATACGGCCAGCACTTTTGAAGTTACCTTAGAAAGCTCCGCGCGCTCCTCAGGCGGCACAACTTTCTGCATCACCTCGTTGTTGTAGCCGAAGTCATACTGATGCTCAAAAGCTGAGCGGATTGTCTTTCTGATCTCGCGAAGCCCGAGGCCGTGGAACTCGTTGAAATGCTCGCATGTTTTGTCGAAAGTCCAGCCGGCCTCCTTTGCCGCATAGGCCGCAACAAGAAGAGCTTTGTTTCGCATCCCCTCAGGTACAGATCCTTCTTCTTTGGAGAAAAGTTTTTTGTAGCTTGGTCGCTCGAGCTTAGGGTAAAGCTTCTCGATTCCCTCCTTCACATCCTCACTGATCGGGTTCTCTCCGTTTGCCACGGCCCATCCATCCGGCGCGCTCTTCTTCAAGAAAGTTTCCTGGAGCTCTGAGTATTTGTAAACGTTGTCCGGCGCATAGAAAGCCAGCTTTATTAAAAAGGGATCCTGGGGATCTTTTTGATGGAAGGTATCAGGTACACGTAGCACTCGAGCAAGGTCCTTCGCGCCGGGATCTCCATCAAAGCGTTTCAAGATCCCTTCTTCGATATCGCGGAAGCCTATTTTTAATCTCTCCTGTTGCTCGGGGTTGAGCTGGTTCAAAAAGATCGGCTGTTCAAGTAGCCAGTACACATGCAAACCGTTCTTCGTCTCGACGATCGCGGTCGGCGTAGTGCCTTCCTCATAGAGCTCCATCAAAATCTCGTTTTTGTAAGAATGGATCGCCTCCTTCGTTTTATTTAACTTGTCGGGGTAGTCAATGTCCGCGAAAAAGCCGTTCACATTTGTGAGGTTTTCTCCGGTTCGCTTACCTCCGGCAAAGCCGTTTACAGTAAAAAAGATGCCGTATCCATCGCTCTGACGATTCAGGTCGAGGATCTCCGAATGGAGAATAGGCATCTTGTCATTGTGATCCGGGATGTATGCAAAAAGTGTTCCGGGAAAATGCTCGAGAAATTTTTTTGTCTTAGAAGATAGTTCTAAATTTTGTTTTGTAAGATTGAGCATGGCAAGCTAGTCGTGTTGTTTTTTCGTATTCTCTTCACGTTCCTTTCATAATAACTCGCGCGTCATCTTCAAGTCAAAGCTCAACGGTGGGGATAACTGTGGAAAACTATTTTAAGACATGAACACTGAGTTCCTTCAATCCAAATTCGAGTGCCTCGGCGTGGGCCTCATCTCCATATCCAATAAATATATCGAAACGTCCATCATATCTTAGAGCAGTCCGGTCTCCACACTCATAAACCTCACCTTTTATCACCACTTTTGTCCCGAAGTCGATGGCTCGAGGACACGCTACGAAGCCCGGAGAGGCTGGTTCGCCATTTGCCATGATACATCCTTCGTAGTGGCACGAATCGATCTCGCTGTAGGCTGTCACAATCGCCCTGGTAGTGGTAGCAACCGCGTGGGAGAGGTCGCTTGCGGCCGGGGAACTCATCTCGGCCTGGGAAGTGTTTAAATGAATTTCAATTCTCGCCGGTATAAGCGGAGAAAGGGCTACAAGTAGCAGTAAAAAATGCGCGATATAGATCGCGCCGAATTGTTTAAAAAGGTTGATCATCTTGATATTCACTGAAGCCGTAGCCTCGCGATCCTCCGAACTCCTCGCCGCGCTCCAGGTCCGCGACAATCTGATCGAGCTTGTACGCGCCGATCTTAAAGCCGCATGTACACTTCCATAAATTCAAATGCTCGAACTCGATCAACGGCTCCGAACATGCCGGACAACATTTATCTGTTAGATTTTCCCAGCGTTTAGGTAAACCGGATCCTTCTTCTGATTCTTGCCGGTCCTCGCCGGCTGTTTGAAAGGCCATGATTTTAATTTAGAAGTGATGCGATAGCCTTCGAGCTCACGTATACACTAGCCTCGATCACTATTAAAGCTATTATAGCAATTATTAATTGTTTGCGTTCTCTCTTGCGCATTTGTAGCTCCTTCCAGGTGTAAGGATAAACCTCGTAGATGCCGCGCCTCTTTTTCTCTCCGAACTTATGAGCCATATACTAGAATTCTATAACTCGCTTGATCCTTGCGATAGCTCCGCGCATGGTCCAGGCCTCCGGCTTCCTATACTTGAAAACGTGGTCAATCGCACGGCAAGCCGCCTCGTATGAGCTGTATCCAAGAAACTCACGGCCGCCTTGCCTCGCGACGTAGTGGCCGGATTCTGTTTTTTCTATGATCATGATTTTATTTTTATCTTTTAATGATCAGGGATAAGATCCCTGGTCCGGCTCTCGAATTCTCGCGCGTGGATCACATCGCGCGATCCTGTAGCGGTTCAAGAGCCGGCCAGGCCTCCTATACGATCACTCGTCGAGCGGCCGCCGTCTTTACATCCTCCGGTAACTTTTCCCAATCAATCCGAGCTCCTAGCGCATCGATCGCAAGCTTGCCGGCGTTTCCTATGTACTGATTAAAGCCGGCCGGTGAAAGCGCATCCTCGCTCATGCCGTAGGCCTCGCCGTCGACAATAACCGTGTACCGGTCAACGGTGCTATCCGGTCCGGTGTCATAGCAAGCCAGGGCCGCGATCTCGCCGATCTCGCCAGCTTGCTCCTCGATCCTATATTTCACCTCGTCGCGGTAGCTCAGGCCATCATTAAACTTTTTAATAAAGGCCTTAATGTCCGCGATCTCTTTCATGGTCTCCTCGAGCTCCTTTGTAGCCTCTTTGATCCGGTCCAGGGTATCAGGCGCGCGGTCATCCTTGTATTCCTCGAGTAGATTCTCGAGCTCTTCCGCGTCTCCGGTCATCTGAAAACAAGCCCAGCCTCCGGATCTACCAAGTGAAAGGATCCTTTTATTTTTAATATAAGTATCCTTGATCCTTGAGAAAGGTTTTTCTCGCATCCCAAGCTCGACGATATCCGATATCTCATAGTTGAGCTGATCCCATTCTTGCTCGAGCCATCCGTAGTAATTGTGCTCATTCTCCATGTAACGTATACCGTACTCGATAAGCGCGCGCCTCTTTAAGTCTCCGATCGCGCCGCCTTTAAGTGTCTTGATCTCATTTCTAACGTACTGCTCGATATCCTCACGATCAAACTGATCCTCGCGGCCGTATCTTTTCACGTTCTCACAATGCCAGGATTCATGCTCGTATGATCTCCGCGCGTCCTGTACTTCTTCCCAGGCCTCCAGGGCCTTTTGAGCGGCCAGGATCTCCGCCGGTTCTTTTGTTGTTGTAGTCATTTGATTTTTAGATTATGCCGTTCTCCTTGAACTCTTCTACTAAGTCGAACTCCTCCGCAAGCTTCGAAAATTTCTCTTGCCATTCTATTAATTCCCCATAAGAAAGGCTCTGCTCCGCTTGCCAGTTTTGCCAGTCGATCGCGTATTGCCGCGCCTCTTCTTGTGTTGTTATTTTTTGATTTTTATCCATGTTTTTTAAGTTATACCCAGGCCGGCGTTTTGCTGGTCTCCGGCAAGCTTCCAATAAACTCGATAACCTCCGGCGGCAATTCTTCTTTAAGCCAGCTTGAGCCATACTTATAGCCGCACACTTCGCAAGGCTTCGACAATATGCCGCGCTCGTCCTCGTCTACACTGAGCCAGCCGCGCGCCTTCTCTTCGATGTGTCCGGATCGCGCCGGCTGATAGTATTTAAGATCCCAGCCGGCAAGCTCCGGCGCGGTTGTTTTGATCGAATAAGGCAATTTAACGATGCGCGCCTCTTCCGCCTTGAAAGTCTCGACGGCGCGGCCGGTTGATGTCATGCGCTCGACGGCTTCCGCTTCCAGGGCCTTTTGCTGGTCGATATACTCCGGCTTTAATGTCCAGGTGTAGATTTTCACGCGTTCGCGCGCGATCTCTTGCCAGCCGGCGGCGCGTTGATGTTCACACGCGGCGCGCATATCGTTTAAATGCCATTTGTCCCACACTTCCAGGAACTTTTGAAACGTCACAAGATCCCAGCCGGCGGCCAGTTTAAGCCGGCCGGCGTTGAGCTCTTCTTTTAACGTCTCGTCAATTTGTCCGCATGATCCGCGCGCGTCTCCGCTAGGTAAAGGTCCGATCACTCCGGATATACTGAGCCGGCCTTCTTTGATCTCGATCTTGCAAAAGATCTCCGAATCAATTTCACGGCCGGCGCGGTTGTATGCCGGCGCGGTCCCAGGGTTGATGATCTTTTGCATGTTATTTGATCGCATTAATAAGGGCCTTTAATTGCTGGATGCGCTCTTCTGCTCTTGCGGCCGTTTTCATGTACGTGCTCGAATAGCGCGGCCTTAGCTCCGCGCGCTCCTTTGCCGCTTTGATTGTCTCTTCCTGGTCCTTGATATCCATCTCCGCCGCTTCGATCATGCCGGCGGCCATCTTAACCGATCCGGATGCGCCGCGCGGTACTGATACGCTATAATCCGCGTAATCGCGCGCCCAGTGAATGTGACGGCCAGTTGTTGAGCTGTAGCCGCTATCATTGAGGATCCAAACGGGGCCGCGCTCCGTCTTGATCTGAATCAATAGGGGATAATGATAACCGTAGCTGTAGACATGTTCGCCGTCCCATCCGACGCTTGAAACCATCTTCCAGCCTCCGCGCGGTTCTCCTTCTCTTCCTTGTACACACTTTGCTATAAATTCTTTTGTTGTCATTTGTTGCCGGTGTTTAGCCTGTGGCCGGTTCCCAGGGATCTTTAGAAACTTTTTTAATTAATGAATGAGCCCAGCCGCTAGCAGTTGCGCGTCATAATGAGCCGCAAACATGAAAGCGACGATCAAGAAGAAAAGAGCGGCGGCGGTCTTGATGCGCTCCGCGCGCTTCTCCGCTTCTCGTTCAATCCTCCATCTGCTTTTGCCTATGTGATCCATAGTTGTTTTTTATTATCTAGTAACATATAGAGTATACGTTATATGTCATGTTTATGTCAATCAATTTTAAGATCTTTTAAGCTGTGTTTTTATCCTTTAATTAAGCCGTATTCTTTGAGGCTGTGGATAACTCTTAAAGCTCGTCAGTTGTATGTCATGATTTTTTCATGATCTTTTGAGGGTATAAAAAGGGATCATTTGAGCCGGTCCGGATCTCTTGAGGCTTTGCGATAGGTTGTATTAAATAGTGATTTGATATTGATGTATTAAAAAGACAACGATTTATAAGAGCTTTTAAGCTAGGTTGTATTAAATAGTGATTTGATATTGATGTATTAAAAAGACAACGATTTATAAGGATATTATTTAAAGTTGTATTTTTAAAGTTGATTTATCATTTATATATAGCGTATAGAAAAGAAATATGAATATATAGTTTTATGTAAATATTGATTTAGAATACTTTTTCAAAAAAGGCGTTTCAGACTATCAAAACAATACAACATAAGAAAATAGGGCTTTAAATATGCTTTATTTAAGATTTTAAGTTGTATTAGATAGTGATAGAGCATGTTCATGTCAATCTAGTCGTCACTATCTAATACAACAAAAACGGCCTTTTGTTGTATTTTTAAAGGTACTTTATATCAAGTTGTATTTTTAAGAGGCCTTAAAAGGGCATATAGAGCCTCCGAAAATGCTTTATTGATCCTTTTTACTATAAAAAGCTGTTTTCTTGATTCGTTATTCTATACAACATCCCAGCCTTTAGCCTTGCCTTGAGCTGTGAGGGTTCCAGGTTCTAGGATCTGAGGCCTTGCGCCGGCTGTTGCTGAGCTAGTAGATGTCAAAACACAATAGGTATATGCAAACGTCAAGCATAGACGTATTATATATACATATCTTACGCGCGCGCGATCTTATGGATACTTACACCCTTAAACCTCGAGCAGAAAACAGACCCCCCACTACCGGTGGCATGGCAAGACGCTCGTCGTTTTTAAATTTCCCCCCGGGGGTCCCTTTCTCTAGTGAACTTCAAAACGATCCGGTCCCGGTCTCTAAAAATCCGGCGGAAAATTCTAATGTTGAACTTCTAAATATTACGCCACACTCTGTTGAAGTTGTACAGAAAGGAGAATATTCGCCTGAAGTGGGAAAGCAGATGTATGACTGGTTCTGCTCAAAGGAAAAAGCCCGGATCTCCTACGACACGATCACTTGGAAGAATGGCGAAGTGGTTGAGAAGGAGCGAAAGATTCCTAACCCACCTCCCCACTTCTCCGAATTTGCGAGGACCATTGGAGTTACTCATGCAACCTTGAAGCGATGGGCTAAGGCTCACGCTGAGTTTGCTGAATTCTACGATGCGTGCCAAGACATCATTCAGGAGTTTTATATCGACAACGGAGTGACCGGTGAATATGCCGGTCAGTTTGCTATCTTCGCGGCGAAAAATACCACGAAGATGAAGGATGTTCAGGTTAATCGAAATGAAAATATTAATATGAAGGATGTTCTCGATGCCCTCGAAAAAAATTCTAAAGGGGGCGCAGTAAACCCTTATGATGGAATTTAAACGACATGATCATGCTCAATTTTTCAAACCTTCGAGCGACAATAGCCACGGCCCTTCTGTTTCCGTTCCTGAAACTGTTTCGCTTCAGGAGTTGCCCGACCTTCGCGTACCTGAAGATGCACAAGAGTATCAGGGGGATGTACTGGAAAAGTCTGATCTACCGAACGTTGCCGTTGCTGATGATCATCGTGATGATTTGGGTTCTTCTCGATCTGCTAATAAAAGTGCTTACCATGACGTGAGCACCGTTTCTGTAGATGATCTACAGACCTATATAATCCCGATCGCTTCTACGGATTACATAGGCCTGGAGACCATTGATCCCAGGTTAGTCGACAGGATTTGGCGACTGAACAATCTCTACACCGTTATCAACGAAGCTGGAGATTTAGTGAAATTCAGATTGAGGCCGGCGCAAATAAAATTGCTCCAGGGGATGCACTATAAAAACATCATCCTCAAGGCACGTCAGCTTGGATTCACGACGTTCATTTGTATCTTCCTTCTCGACTATGCTCTTTTCAACAAGAATAAGCAGATCGGTATCATCGCGCACACGCAAGGCGATGCCGGTGTGATCTTCAAGAAGGTCAAGATTGCTTGGGATAACTTCCCTCAGCCAATTAAGGATTTCTTGAAACTCGGTACTCTCGGCGATTCGAAAGCGGAGTACGAATTCTCGAACGGATCAGTGATGCGTATTTCTACCTCACTTCGATCCGGTACTTATCAGGCCGTGCTCATCACTGAGTTCGGAAAGATTTGCTCGAGATTCCCTGAGAAGGCGGAAGAAATCATTACCGGTACACTGCCAGCCGTTCCAGCTCAAGGTTTAGTGTTTATTGAAAGCACGGCCGAGGGCGAAGATGGCCGCTACTACGAGATGGTACAGGATGCGATGGAAGCGGCTCGCGTGAAGCGCGCGCTTTCGGTCAAGGATTACAAATTCTTCTTCTTTCCCTGGTATGAAAACCCGGCGGATGTAGTGCAAGGAAACATTCCTATCACACCTGAGGTCGACGAGTATCTCGAGAAAATGCAGAGATTGTGCAAGGTCACATTCACTCAGGAACAGAAGAATTGGTACTACCTCGAACAGCGCATCCAGCGAGGCAAGATGAACCAGGAGCATCCGACGACACCTGAGGAAGCGTTCCTCTCGTCCGGCAACAAGCTCTTCTCGGCCGAAGTGATCGATGCTCAGCGCGAACGATATGCGCGAGATCCGCTTCGAACCGAAGGAGACTTCCTGATCTACAAGGAGTTTGTCAAAGGACACTTGTACGGTCTAGGCGCGGACGTTTCGCAAGGTGTTCGAAGAGATAGCTCGACGATCGTGATCATCGACTTCACGACCGGAGAGATTGTGCTCACCTATCGATCGAATACGGTCGATCCGGTGACATTCGCTCACGACATCAAGAAGGCCGGCTCCTGGTATGGCGTATGTATCGCCGCTCCAGAAGCAAACAACGTGGGCCTTACGACAGTTGTGCAGTTGAACGCGATCTACCCGAACATCTACACGCAAGTTCGTGAGGGTTTGCTCGAGGAGCACGCTACTCAGAAACTCGGATGGCTCACCACATCTCTTTCTAAACCAAAGATGATGTATGAGTTCTCGGAAGCTTTGGCTGACGATCTGATTATCTGCTACGACAGGGGAATTCTTCTTGAGGCCAAGAGCTTCAACAAAGAGGATTCACTGAATGTTGCGGTGACTGAGAATACTACTCGTCACTTCGACCTTCTCACGGCCGCCGCGATCGCGTATCAGATGAAAGCTTATGCGAACCGAGGTCTCGAGGATCCGGCCCGGGTCGCTGAAGTTGAAAATAGAAGGGAGGAGAATCGAAACAGGAAAATCTCTAAATTCCGATAACAAAAATGCAACCAACTATACTCAAATATAAATATACGATGACAGCCAACCCGGAGAACGGCGCAAAGCCGCAGTCTTTGGCTGGCATGATCTCTAACTTTAAGCAAAACTTTCTCGAAAAGGAGATTGAGATAGTTCCTGGTCTCACCTTCAATCAGTACGAAATTGTTAAGCGCACTTATTTCTATATTCACAACCAGTTTGAATCCGGACCTACGGATGAAAACGGAGATCCAAAATACTTTTACGATCTCATCACCGATCGAAATGATCAGGCTACCAAGAACATCAACCTCAACACGAAGGACGCATACATTAAGTCCGAGACTGAGGGTTCATACCTCAAGACCTGGATGCTTCGCCGAGAATTCATGGGCTATGCAAAAACTTCAGGCTTCGGCCGCAAGCTCAATGACCTTGCTGACGATCTCCCTGATTTCGGTACTGTAGTTTGGAAGAAGATCAAACTTTCAGATGGCCGCACTGATACCGCTCAGGTTGAACTCATCAACCTTATGAATGATCCGGCCGTTAAGCATTTAAAGGACGGTCTACTCATCGAGCGTCACCTTCTCACTCAGGCAGATCTATATTCGAAGAAGAGCTGGGACAAAACTGCCGTCGAAACTCTTGTTTCTTGCGGAAAAACAGTTGGCCGCGTCGGCTTCCTCGATCAAACGAGCGGAGATTCAGCTATTCATCAAATGTCTCGCGTCGATGAGACTACCCCTTTCTACGAAGTGTACGAACTTTGGGGAGAAATTCCTCGAGCTATGTATGACCAGTATAAAACTGGTGGACTTCAGAGACGAAAGGCCGCCGGGCTTCCTGAAGTTACTAAAGGCGAAGAAGCCGGTACACCTAAGGCTGTTAATGCTCATGGAAACGATAGTGTTTATGTAATGGCAATCGTCGGAGGCATCCGAGATGGAGAGAGTGAGGCTGTTCTCTTCTGTAAAGAAGTAGACAAGGCCCTCTTCCCTTATAAGGAGGTTCACTTCCGAAGAAGGAAGGGCCGATGGCTCGGTCTCGGAAACTATGAGCTATGCTTCGATCTTATTGAAAAAGCGAACGAGCTCACAAACCGATTCTTCGCTTCGCTCAGAATTGCTCTTTTACACCTTTATCAGACACGCGACAAAACTCACGTTAAGAATGTCCTCACGGACCTTCTCGACGGTGATGTTATCGTTTCGAAATCTGAGCTCACGGCCATTCCGACCGAGATCCGGGGATTCACTCAATATAAAGATGAGATTGAAAGGATCGAACGAAAGGCGGACCGTCTCTGTAACTCATTCGAAATCGTTACCGGCGAGAATTTGCCATCCGGTACACCATTCAAGCTTGGCGCGCAACAGCTCAAGAGCGCAACTAAACTCTTCGAGTATGTTCAGGAAAACATGGGCCTCTTCCTGGAAGATGTATTCAATGAATGGCTCCTTCCAGACTTCGCCGCTTCTCTTAACGAAGAGCACATCCTTGAACTCATGGATGATATGGACGACATCGAGATCTATTACAACGCTAAGCGCAAACTCTTCCAGTACCAGGTACTCAAGGAATACATCATGGAGCACGAAGAGTACCCGGACCCAGCACAGCTTCAGCTCGTTGGCTCGCTTGTAAAAGATCAAATTAAGAAAGGTCCAAAGCAGTTGAAAATTGAGAAGGAATACTACGCCAATCTCAAATACTCAGTGAAAATGGTCATCACTGGAGAGAACGACATGAAGAAGGAGAACATGGAAACGATCTCCGGTCTCACTCAGGTTGCGATGGCTAATCCTCAAGGCCTCCAGGATCCTCGATTGATGAAGCTTGTAAATATAGTTCTCGAAGGATCCGGTTACTCTCCTCTCGAAATCAACGCGATTAACGAGACGGAAACAAATCCCCTTCTCAACCCGGCGAACCAGGGCGGAGGCGGAGCAGATAGATTACAAGCGGACGCAACCGGGGCTTCGCCTCCCGGTGAGCCAGGAGCGAGAGCTCCAGCCGGTGCGGTCAGATAATTATTAAAACCAAAGCATGAAAAAAATAAACTTAGATCAAAACGAACAAGATGCTCTGGACCAGTTTGTAAAGTCAGGAGCGAATTACGTGAAGGTCATTGAAAAAGTATTCAAGGAAGGAATCACCGATCTGAAAGACATTAATAATGTCGATCCGAAAGGCAACATGGGCCTTCAGACCCTCGCCCGACAAGAGGCAGTGAAGATATTAGTGGAGATTGCAGAGATGATTTTCCCGGACCAGGAAAAATTAAAAACAAGTGCTGGCCCTCAGGAGAAGAAGATCAGCAAGTGGAGGTAGCCGAGATACGCTAGGCAAAATTAAAAAATAATGCGTATGGGACAAAACCCTATAAATGAATAAAAATTATGGCAGAAGAAACAACGAAGGTAGAAGTTAAAGCGGAGGAGGAGATGTCACCGGAAGAGCTTACCGCTCTCACTGAGGCAGAGGACTTCATCGCAAACTTTAAGGAGGAAGATCTTGAGGATCCGGACAAGGCGAGCGAGCTCGCAAAGCGACTAAAGGATGCTCAAACTACCGTCCATCAGAAGCGTCACTACAGGGATAAGGCTAAGACTTTGGAAACAGAGCTTACCGGATTGAAAAATCCAAAACCCGAGGTGAAGAAGCCTGAGAAAAAAGAGGAGGAGGCTCCAAAAGAAGATCCCCTCGTACTCATAGCATTTAGACAGGACCATCCGGAACTGACTAAAGATGTCGCAAAGGAAATCGTCGATGGTGCTCGGGCATACGGCGTTTCTCCGGAAGAGTACATGAAGAGACCGATGGTTCAAAAGTACATCAAAGATAATCAGACACAAGAAGATGTCGAGGACGCGTCGGTAGCTCCAGGTAATCGAAGTTCATCCGAGATCGCTAAGAAGGATTGGTCCAATGCTTCTCAGGCGGAGATCGAAGCCGCGAGAAATAAAATTCTCACCGGTCAATAGGACCACATTAGTCAGCTAAATTTATTCCTAAAGAATTATGTCAGCTCAAAAAACAACAACTGCTGAGATTACGAATGTAAATTCGTTTTTCAGCCGTGACCTGCTCTTCAGAGCACAGCCTCGCTTGGTCCACACCAAGTTCGGCCAAGTGAAGGATATCCCAGCCGGGAATTCTTCCGTTATCAAGTTCAAGAGGTATGCAAACCTCGCCGCCGCAACAACCGCGCTTGTTGAAGGTGTAACCCCAGCCGGTAGCCGTCTCTCTGAGACCATCGTTACCGCTACAGCTCTTCAGTACGGTGACTTCGTTACCCTCACTGACAAGCTCACTATGACCACTGAGGATCCAGTTCGCCTCGAGGCAAACGCAATTCTCGGTGATCAGGCTGGTGACACTCTCGATCAGCTTGCTCGAGACGTTCTCGTTGCCGGTACAAACGTGATTTATTCTGGTACTTCAAACACTCAGAATGACCACGTTGCGGCTGGAGATGTTATCACCCTTGCCAACATTCAGTCCGCAGAGGAAACTCTAAAGGCGAACAAGACAATGTGGATGACCTCCTTCGTTGATCCTTCAACCGGATACAACACTACACCGTTGCCACCTTCCTTCATCGGAATCTGTCACGTGTACACCACTAAGACCATTCGCGCTATGACCGGCTTCACAAAGGTCGAGCTCTACGCGAACCCAGCTTCTCGCATGGATGGAGAAATTGGTAAGGTCGAGAACACTCGCTTCATCGAAACGGTGAACGCAAAGGTTCTCACTGGTGCTGGTACTTCTTCGATCGACCTCTATGTAACTCTGATCATGGGTCAGCACGCATACGGTGTCACTCGAATTGCCGGACACGCTCTTGAAAACATCGTTAAGCCTCTCGGTTCTGCTGGTACAGCAGACCCTCTCAACCAGCGCGAAACCGCCGGTTGGAAGGCAACCTTCGTTGCGAAGATCCTCAACGATGACTTCATCGTTCGCATCGTCCACGCTCGCGTCTAATAGCGCAAGCTTCCTGAGCTAGTGCGGTACGCCTGAGTAGCTCGTAGGCCGGAGGGAGGAAGTGGCCCTCTAAGTGGAAAATTACTCAACTAAGTTAATTGTAAAAGTATGGCTTATACAAAAACTGCTGAAATAGGCGACGCAGTGAAGGGAGCATGGGTTGAATTCGGTACATTCACCCTTGATGCCGCTTCTATCGCGGCCGCCGCTCAAGGCGCAGAGACCGTAGCGATTACTGGTCTTGCGGCTGGTGACAACGTGTTCATTAATGCTCAGGCCGCTCCAGCTATGGCGATCATAGCCGGATGCAAGGTTACTGACACTGATGAGCTCACTGTCTACATCAACAACGCGTATGACGCGACAACTGCTGTAGATATGGCATCTCTCACCTTCGACGTAATGATCGTTCACAACGCATAGTCGAAGCGCATCTGATTGAAAATTAAAAGTAACAAGCACTAAAGCTGAATAAAAAAGAATTATGGAACCAACAAACGAATTCGATCCAACAAATCAACCATTACCAGAAGATCATTTTGACGAGAAACCTTCTCAAGATCTTCCTCCTGTAGAACCTGAAGCTCCGGCTCCAGCTCCCACTCAGGAAACAGCTCCAGTAGCTTCGGCTCCTGTTGCGGAAGTTCGACAGAATTCAGTTCTCTCGGGTGTGAAGGACGCTCCGCTTGCCGGAGTATCTCTCTCAACCGAAGCTCTTGCTGTAAAGCAAAAGCTTTCTCAAGAGGCAAAGCTTCCGATCTACATTCCACTTGATCCCGGAGAAACTAAGGGAGCATACCGCTCCGTTACAATCAACGGCTATCGTTGTGAAGTGAAGAAAGGTGTGATGGTTAGTGTTCCTGAATCAATCCACAAGTTGCTCATGAACGCGTATCAGATCGAATCTGAAGCCCTGAATGACAACCCACGAAACCTTGCGGCCGCAGATGAGGAAACTCGTCGCGCGCTCGGAGTTTAGTAGCGTTTGATTTCAGATCTAGGAGCTCCGTCCGATCGGGGCTCCGAATCTGGAATCAAATAACCCTTAAAAATAAATTATGGAACTAACAGATCTACAAGCCGATACAAGGTATCTCATCAGCCCTCAGCTCACATCGACTGAGTACGGAGATACTGAACTAAATCGAAATCTAAACCGCGCGTATCGGACCGTGCTTGGTTGGGTGATTCCGATTCTCGGCGATTGGGAGATCCAGGGAGACATTCTTTATAGGGATCTTCAGGACGGAGTGACCGACTACGAGCTTCCATCAAACATCCTCCGCATCTATAAAGCGGAAGTGATGTATGAGACCGGGGGAACGTTCGTACCGGTTAGCTTCCTGAGTGTACAGGCGAATCAAGCAGACGTTGAAGGAAACTCTACTCGAGTTCGAGATGACGCAAGCCAGCCAACCGCAGAAATGTTTGGAGACATCATTCAGCTTCGCCCGGCCCCTGAAGAGGATGTGGTAAACGGATTCAAGATTTGGGCTCAGACAGACTTCGTGGATCTTTCCACGAACAACAATGTGCCGGATCTCATGGAGCCGATTCAGAGAGCGATCTCGATTCTCGCCGCTATCGATTACGCGGTTGCAGAGGAAATGTACAAAAAGTCCGATGAGCTTCGTAAGATGCTCTTCGGTGATGCCTCTAAGCCCGGAGATACCGGGGTGAAGGGTATGTGTGAGGAATTGTACTCGGTGCGCTTGGGCGCACGCCGAGGCGGATTAAAAGCGAGGAGGAGAAATTATCGATAATTAATAAATTACCAATATGGCATTAAACGAATGGACAAAAAGGGATGGCACACTCTCGATCGCCGGCATCAAATACTGGCGAGGTGCTTGGGTCACTTCGACACTGTACGCTCCTGGCGACGGTGTTAGAGGATCTGATAACAGCGCATACGTTTGTACTGTAGAACATACCTCTGGGGCCTCAACAGAGCCCGGGGTAGGTGCTGATTGGGACGATAAATGGGATCTCCTCGCTTCCGGCCCTATAGGAGCCACTGGCTATACGGGTTATACCGGTCCAACAGGCCCGACTGGATACACTGGCCCAGCATCCTCCGTTGCTGGTCCAACAGGCCCGACTGGATATACCGGGCCAACCGGACCTACTGGTTATACCGGACCAGCTTCAACTGTCACCGGTCCGACCGGATACACTGGCTATACAGGGTATACCGGTCCAATCGGTCCTACAGGCCCGACTGGATACACCGGTCCACTAGGCCCTACTGGTCCAACAGGGTACACCGGACCGGCTGGGGGATCTATGAGCTGGCAAGGGCAGTGGCTTACCGCGACGGCTTACGCGCTCAATGATGCTGTATACCATGAAGGCAGTAGCTACATTTGTATTGAAGCCCATACCTCAGGAACGTTTGCTACAGATCTTGCGGCTTCAAAATGGTCTCTCACTTCTGCTGGTGCAACTGGCCCAACCGGCTATACCGGCTACACTGGATATACCGGACCGATCGGAGCAACTGGCCCTACTGGTTACACCGGTCCTGATGGAGCGGTAGGTCCAACTGGTCCAACCGGCTATACCGGCTACACTGGTCCAACCGGTCCGACTGGTTACACTGGTCCAAACAACAGAACCGTTACCGCTCTTACTGATGCGGCAACGATCGCGATCGATGCTTCAACCGGAAACATCTTCACGGTTACTCTCGGAGGCAACCGCACTCTTGGAAACCCGACAGGCTCACCAGTGAACGGTCAGCTCATGGAAGTGAGGGTTCGTCAGGACGCTACAGGATCTCGAACCCTTGCATACGATACTCAGTATCGATTCGGAACCGATGTCACCTCTCCGACGCTCACCACAACTGCGGCAAAGACCGACTATCTCCTCTTCCAGTTCCACTCAGGAGATACGAAATGGGATTGTATAGCAGTTTCTAAGGGATACTAAAAATGATCAGAGAATTACTTACAAACAAGACAGCCAAAGAAAGAGCCGATATCAAAGCTCGAGAAATTTCCAAACTTGACCATAAGGGTAGGTTTGTGCGCTCTGGTGTGGAAATCGAAATTACTGACCTTCAAAGCATCGAGGGAGGGGTAGAGGTGTTTGCTAGAGCTTGGAAAAACGGCAAACAGTTAGGGTTTGGAAGTGATGGATCCGTGGATGTTGAACGTTTCCGAATCTTTAATCCTCCAACTCTTGTACCTGATCAGGCTGGAGATGTCGTGAGAGAGAGTGTGAATAAAACCACAGGAGAAAGGCTGGTTGTAAAGTACAGAGAAGATTTAAAAGAGGCAGTCCTCCAAGTGGTGGAGCACAATCTTTCCGTGATGAAAAATGTCTACGAAAACAGTTTAATTGTTGCTGGGAAAATTGGCCGCACTACATCAACTTTTTATCCCAGCCTAGATGGAATGATTACGGCAGACCCAGCCTCTCGTGTCACTTGGAGCACTTTGATTACAGGTCTGGAGGGGGATGCAAGAACCTCACCGGATACTGCTGGGACAACTATGAGGGTCTTTATCAGGAAGCTTGAAAATGATGCAGATCCTTGGGGAAACTTAACTCGTTGCGTTGTTTTGTTTGATACCTCCGCCTTAGGAGATACAGACACGATTAGTTCTGCTACTTTTTCACTTTATGCGCAAAGCAAGACCCTGGTCGGAGGGGGTTTGACCCCGGCTGTAACGGTCGCCATTGTCAGTAGTAACCCAGCTTCGACATCAGCCCTTGTTGCGGCTGATTATGCTGATGAACTGTACGGTACAACCGACTTTGCTACAAGGCTCGCTTATGCTTCTGTTTCAACGGTTGCGTATAACGACTTCACCTTGAACGCTTCAGGTATAGCAAATATAAGTAAAACCGGCATATCAAAGTTCGGGCTGAGAGTGGGGGCTGATGTTGATAATTCTGAACCAACTGGCACAGGAGATACTTATTACGATATTTATTTCTACACAGCAGACCAGACTGGTACTACAAACGACCCTAAGCTTGTGGTCGAACATGCGATAGTCACAGTTACTTCCAGGGGATTCTTCACCTTAGTTGAAAAAGCATAAAATATGAAACCTAAATTCTCAGTAGCACTCATAGCTAGGAACGAAAGCAAGACGCTTCCACGTCTTATGGAATCTCTTAAAGAGTTCCAGGAGCGCGGCGGCGAGGTGCTTCTTCTCGACACCGGATCAACGGACAATACCGCTCAGGTTGCCCGGGATCTTGGCTGTAAGGTTACTGAGGTAGGTGAGAAGTTTATCGTGACCATTGATGCTGAGACAGCAAAAGCTATCAACGAAAAGTTT